ACTGCGAGGTTCCATTAATAACATCGGGGGCATACATAGTATTACCCTCATAATCCTTAGCAAGCGTACTGTTAGAAACGATATATGTTTCCGCTGGTGCAACAGCGGAAAGGGCTGATGTTCCGGTTACCCAACCAGCATCAATATTTGCCGATGTATCCGATTTAGTATAAACGTTAACTCTGTAGTAACCATAGTTTGTTGGGTACTTCCCATTCCAGTTATAACCGTATGCAAAATTAGCGCCAGACGTTGTCGCTGACGCAGAAGTAACAATAGAAATCGCGATATTCCGCGATTCAATACCGGGACCAAGAGCTGAAATGAATAGGTCAGAACTTGGTGCATTCTTTTCTACTGGATAGTATTTGGTTGGTTTATTACCATCTTCATATCCAGCGGTCGCTAAAACAGTAGATGATTTTCCTTCTGAAACCGCGGTTGCCGAAATCGCGGTTATTGCCGAGGTATTAGTAACTCTCGCGGCGCCAACTGTATCAGCAGAAGTAGTTGAACGAACATAATACATGAAACCGGATTCTTTCATAAATTCTAAAGCAGCATAGCAATGATATTCTGCTTTGTGGCCCGAAATTGGGGCGCCGAATGTTTGAACAAATTGTTTATCGTTAGTGATCAGAACGCGTCTGTTTGTTGGCCCGTTATACGCTGGACCCACTAGAGCACCTACACTAGTACCTGCCGGTGATACTACCTCAGATAAATCAACCTCTTTTATTTGGATACCCGGCGCGCGAAAATTTGCCATGTTTATCTCTCCTCGAATTTTTTAATTATTAAAGCAAGTAATAGTTACACAAGATTAATAAACTTATTTTATTTTCAAGAATGTCTTGAACGATTCCTTTTTCATTTTTTTCTTTTCTTTGATATCCGTTCCGTCGTTCTCTTTTTTAACCAGAAGTTCTTCGTCTTCTTCATCTTCTTCTTCATCTTCTTCGTGGTCTTCTTCGTCTTCTTCGGTTTTCATTTTTTTATTAGATGATTTTTTCTTTTCTTTAATATCTTCTTCATCTTCATCAGATTCTTTGACATTGCAAGATTCAAAAATTGAAGTAGTCCAGTAAGCAGCTGTTTCTAGAAATTTATTTTCCATTTCTTTGTATTCCATAAAGTCATCCGCATAGTCTTTATCATAACCGATTTTGTCCATGAACTTGATTAGTGTTTTTTTGTCTTTAGCTTCAAATGAATACGTTGGCCAGCCACCACTACCGCGAGTCTTTTCCTTCTTAGCCGTAACGCCATATTTAGAAGCTATTTTATTTAGACCCGAATCGTCTGTAATATCTACATCTGTAATCTTTACCATTTATACATCTCCTATTTTCCAATGATTTGAGGTAAGAATGCAAATATCTCCAACCCCACCTTATTTATGACATCATTAACTAAACGTTCATCATTATCAAGAGCTTTCATTAATGCAAGTCTTACTCCATTGTCATCCGCTCCTAAAAGTTTCATAAGGGCATCTTTGACATCAGATCCAACTTTCACGCTTGAATCGACTTCGCCGTTTTCTTTTATATGTTCTTTTTTGTATTCTGAGAATTTCATAATTTCGCTCCTATATTATTATATAGATTAACATTAATAAGTAGAACCCCAGTCGAATCCTTCATCGTCTAACGTCGGCGCGTTATCAAAAATAACCGGAACATCATCCTGTGTTCTTTGTTCGATTTTGAATCTCGGGTCAATCGTTTTAATACTTAAATCTTTAGCATCAAAGTAAATAGTATTAACAAAATACAATCCCCACAGTAGACTTGTTACATAATCATCATGTTCACTAGCCGGCGCACGATATACATTAGGGGAAACCTCCTCATACATAGTCAATTGTCTTAATGTTTCATCATCCTTCAAATCTAGCCAACCAGATTCAAGATAACGTTTGAGGAGCATGTTGGCCGCTAATTTTGATTTTCTGGTTGAACGTATTCCTAATTGTTTCTTTTCTACGTTAATGATTTTATCATATTCAAAGTCATTCCAGATTGAATTTGCTACTTGAGCTCCGATGTCATTATTTTCTAACATTATGTAGCACCCATTATAATATTCCGAAATACCTATGACTGCTTCCGCAAATTTAGCATAAGACATTAAGTTATCAGAGAATACTGCTACTTGTGTGATATTATGTTCATCTTCAATTTTTAGAACTTGAATTACTGAATAGTCACCACCGTTACCGGTAGCGGAATCAACACCTAAGATATATAATGTATTTTCCTGAGGCGGTTCATAAACTTTAAGAGCCCCATTATACTTTAAGTCAATAGGATTTTGAAGATGAACACCAATTCTCTCCAATAAATCGGGGTCAACAAGTGTTTGAGCAGAACCTAAAAACTTACAGTTAGAAGTTTCTATTCCGTTACCGAAAAACGTATGTTTAGTATTATCTATATGAAGAATATCATAAGTATCTTCGAATCTTTTAGTATTCTCTATCGAGACTATTTTAGATGGATCTTCAATAGTCTCTAACATACATTCTAAGTGAAGATCTTTTAATTTCCTTGGATTGTTATTTATGTAAAATTTATGGTCTTCAGAAGCCTCTATAAACATTCCATTTTCTAAAGTAACTTTCCAAATTTCTTTCTTACCATTGTAAGAAATACCTTTAAAATCTTTATAGCCGCGCGGCGTAAGAATCTTATAACCTTTAGTGTTGTATTTAATATCATTCATTATTAAAAACCTTTAGAAGTCCTGATTCAGTCAGAGCAATACTCTTCTTAGAATTAATTTTTCTGGATATTATCACTAAATTATCCGTTGCCCCAATAACATCTAGCGGCATCATAATTTCCGGTTTTACATATATCAAAATTTTTTGCTGCTTCTGGATCTTTCTTAAGTACTTAATTTCTTCATCATCATTTTTTACAAACGATCGTATAAACTTCCTATAGTTAAAATTTCTTTTTCTTCTTTATTATTTATAATATTAAGTAAAGTATTTTTTTCACAACATTCGAACTCTTGGCACCACCGAATTAGGCCAATATCAGCAATTGTTGATCTTTTCCATTCATCGTCACGGCCGGGAACTTCCCACCAATTTATCTTAATTGGCATATAGTTATTCTCGCCTTTTATAGCATTTATCCAAGCGTTATAAAAGTGATTCATTCCCTTAGGAGTAGATACCATTATGATCTGAGAAGTTTTACCGGATGAAATTGTTGGGTACACAGATGCAATAAATTGATCCGCCATGTTATTGGGCACAAAGGCAAACTCATCCAAAAATAGCAAGTTAATAGTTCTTCCACGAATACCATTAGACGATGTAGAGCCTGACATCATGATATTTCCGTTCTCTAATTTTATCTGCGTAGTTGACCACCCAGCAGCACGGATACCTTGCTGAAGCCATAGAGGTAAAGCCTCATAGGATTCTTTAATTTTTCTTAATATATCACTGGCGGTTCTTTCATTGTTAGCTAAAATCGCAACTGTCTTGTCACGATTGAAAATCATATAATGAACCATGTATATACAAGATACTTGTGTCTTTCCGGATTGACGTCCTGACAAAACTATTCTGTGGCGCTTTGTTGGGTTAGGATCAATAAATGCTTTAAGCATTCTCTTTTGATATTCACGAAGCTCTATTAAAGTTCGCCCTTCATCAATAGAAACGATATAAAAATATTTTTCAGCAAAGTATAAAATATCTTCTTTGCACCTAATCCATTCTTGAATCATTTCTTGAGAATATTCAATAGTTTCTCCTTCCGCTCTTAGGCCAGGATTCCTTTCATACATTTCAATACCTCTGATTCAATATTTTAATAATATCTGCCTTTTTCTTCCGTTTAAGATTTACACCGATAATCTTTGAATAATATTCACGAGTTACTTTGTTGTTATAATTTACGATAAATGGTTCAAGCAGTTTATCTTGCTTAGATTCGACTGCATCAACAAGTTTACGGAACCACTTACTTTGGGAAGCCTTTATTTCTGCTTTAGATACTACTCCGAAATAACCTTTCTCATAATAAGTTTCAAATATTTCGTTAAATATGATCATGTATTTTTTATTAAGATCATAATATTCGGTAAATCGCATTTTACTCATCTTTATTTAGTTTCCGTCTTTCTTCGATAACAGCGTCGGAATCAACTTCAAATTCTGCGTCAACTACATTAAGCTGAGACGAACTTTTTGCGGCTTCGATCATATCGAATAGGTCCTTTCCAGTAAGCCTGAAATTAACCTGTGTCTGTTGAGATCCCGTAAGCGAATTTTGCATTTTTCTAACTTCCAGTTTTTCTTTTTGGAATTTGAGGTCGGCAATAGTTTTGTTAAGCTCACGAAGTTCTTTTATTCCGTCTAACACTGATTTAGTGAGTGTAGCATATACTTCATGATATCTTGGTTTCGTTCCAATCTTTATATCCTGTTCCAAAATGTCAAGAACGCGTCTGTTATTGGATATGAGAGTTTTAAGTTCAAATTCCAGATATTCCTTATCCTCTAATTCATTTTGTTTTTCTTTCTGCGCAATCTCTTTTCGTATCAGATCAAACCGCTTAGTTTTTTCGTTAATCTCTTTTAGTTCATCATCTACGTCGTAATTAGCATCAAGAGCATCATTCAAATTTTCAAATCCACTTTGCATTATTCATCCACCTGTAGGTTTATATATCCATATTCGTAGTTATTTTTTGCGGAGGTACCGGTTGTAAATATGCCTGAAGTTATAGTACCGGACGTATCATAGGCTAGCGCCGATTCATAAACGGAATCAAGCGCAGATAACTCAACAGCCGATGTTCTGTAATATTCAAACATGTTATAAGTAGGATCAAACCCATACTTAGTTTTGATATTTCTAATAACCTTAGAGTTCTGAAGAGGTCTATAAAACCAAGCATCAGCAGTGAAGTCTAAAGAACCATTAATAGTTCTGACTGTATCCTCTTCACTATCTTCAGAAAATTCAGGATTCATTCCGTTTAAAGTAACTCTAATATTTCTTTCCAAATTAATCGTATTAAATTCTTTAACCCTCAAATAAACAGATGGATTAAAGAAAGGCATGATCTGTTCAACTATTTGGCAAAAATCTTGAAATGATTCAGTTCTTATATGCAGAGTAAAATTTATATCCCATGGAGCGGGCATAAGATCTGACAAGAAATCCTGCGGATCGTTATAGTGTTCAGGGTCAACTAAGTCTCTTCGTTCTTTAGTTGAAACAGCCCTTTCATTGCTATACGAAAAACCATTAATCGTCAATGCCATTGTCGGAAGCTGAATATAATACCTCTTTAAAGATCCATCTTCCATTCGTCTCATATAATATTTTGATAAAGGACCGAATTTCAATGGGACCGGAGAAATTTCTTTTGCTACATTTCCAGCATCATCATATCGTCTAACAGTTATATTATTGAATAAACTTGACAGCGCAACTACCAAATTTCTTATTGTATGCGAATAAAAATAAGCCGGCATTTAAACTCTCCTCGCATTAAACTCTAAAAACAATTTTCGAGGAATATATTTAAGTTCTATGTTTGTATTAGTTCTATTCATGTGCACTGACCTTTAGTTCTTGCGGGCTCTACTATTTTATAATTCATACGGGTTTCCAACATGCAAAAAACCTTTTTCTTTATAAGGAATTACTTCCTCAAAATATTTATCGGCTAAAATTTTAAGATCTTCTAATGATATAGTTTTTGGGACAATATCACTCGCGCGTCCTTTAGTATGCCAAGAAGATTTAACACCACCAATTTTTTCATTATAAGAATTACATCTAAATCCAGAATCTACGTATAACGGGCCGCCAGACTCTTCACGTAACTTATCAAGATTTTTCAAAAAAATAGAATCAATGGGGCAGGAATGACCGCAGGCTTCACAACTGCATTGCATTTCGTCTTGTGTGAAATATTTGCTTATATATTTCGACATAATCATCTCCCTTTTAAATATTTATATTATTATCTTCCAAGTATTAAAATTGTCTGATTTGAATCGTCCTTTAGCAGTTGCATAATTTACTTTTAATTTATAATTCATCACCACCCCGCAAATGGATCATTTGGTTTACTCGTATGCGGTGGCTCGTATAATATTTCATCCACTTCATCATTAATCAAAACATTTTGTTTTAAGAAATCGGATCCGTCTTCGTCAAGATATGCAGAGATAGGAGCAGTATCAACATCGTCATAAGTTAACATATGTTCGGCAGAAACATTTTGAGAAGTAGTAAGCATATTATTGACCCAGGTTCTTACTGTTATTTTCCAAGTATGCTGAGTATTTAAAAACTGCTCTTCCGTGTCAATGACGTCAATTATTTCATACATAATGCCATTATAATGCGGTCTAAGGAAGTCTCCATACTTTGGAATATATCCACCCGAATATTTTGAAAACATCATTTTAGTGACATATAATTGG